GGTTTGAATGAAGTCTTACCATTAACTAATTGGACGAGTAAATCTGTCATTGATAATAGAGTCAGTTCATTCAAATTATTTATAGTTCAAGATATGGTTAAACATTTAGACTTTTCTCTCATTCCTGAGAATATAGAAGTCGTAATAGTGGATAAAATATTGGAAGAACATTATTGCGATTCATCATCGTCGTCATCGTCAATACCATCATTACAGAAATCATGATAATCTTTAGCACTTTGTAATCCGTTATCATTGAAAAAAAAGTATTTTCTTATTTGTTCTTCTAATTCTTGGATAAGCTTTTCTAATTCGGCTTCTAGTTTTTATCCATATTTATATTCGCATTTTCTACCAATTTCAAAAATTTCAAATGTAGTTTAGTCTTCAAATGACTTGCCATACAACCTTTACTAATTTCTCGTCCACAACTACATGTCAATTTTGTTTTACATTTCGCCAATAACTTTTCTTTATTTTCTTCATAATATCTTGAATTGTAATCTTGTAACTCGTCCTTCTTTTTACTATTATATTCTTTCTGATATGCGAGTTTTTCTTCTCGCAATTCTCTGTATTTTTGTTTTTGGTAAGCTAAAATTTCTTCTCTTTTTTGAGAATAGCGGGTTGGTTTTTGGTCTTCTTGTTCCATATTTTATAATATGTTTATTCTAGTATATGTTTATTCTAGGTAAATGTATAATAATAATTTAAGTAATAATCCATTTCAATTTTTTCTAATAACATTCTGTTTCTGAAATTGGTTGTTGTTGAGACATACAATGAATATTACCTCCACCCAACAATATTTCTCTCGCATATACACCTACAACTTGTCTATTTGGAAAAGCTTCAGCAATTGCGTTTATAGCATCCTTATCAGAAGAACAATTAAATGTCGGAACAACAACTATTTTATTAGTGATAATTAAATTTACATGAGACGCATCTAATCTATCACCTGCTTTGCGAACATACGACCCTTCTACAGCTGGTAACGATTCCACTTCACTTTGTGTATATCGTGTTATTGGTGGATGTGGTATTTTAAAAACTTTTATCGGATTTCCATTTGCGTCTGTCGATTTTTCCAACACTTTCATTGCTGCTAAAGAACGCATTTCTTGGTCTTTGTCAAGGCATTCAGGTGTCCCGCAACCTTTAGGCCATGCTAAAAGTAGTTTTCCTACACCTGCGAATACGCACATGTTATCTACGTGACCATCCGTATCATGATCCGCTGCGACACCATAAGGTAACCATATTATTTTAGTCACATTTAAATATTTACGCAGAACATCTTCTATTTGAGACTTGCTTAAATTTTTATTCCTGTTTTCGTTCAAAAGACATTCGCTCGTAGTAATTAATGTTCCTGCTCCGTCCACGCTAAATGATCCGCCTTCACAAACAAAATCGAATTTTTTATAAAATGGAATTGATAAAATGTTGGATATTTTCATAGATACTAAAGCGTCTTGATCATGTTTTATTTCTTTTGGTTTTCCCCATCCATTAAATTTCCAGCCGAGACCTCTAAGTTTTATCTTTCCGTTTTTTTTCACTAAAAAAGTGGGGGCTATATCGCGCAACCAGGCGTCATTATTTACTATTTCGATTACAAAGATATTTTTATTGTTCTTAAATAATTCGACGGCTTTATACCAATCGGCAGGAGGTGCTGCTATGTATACTTTCTGATATTTGCTAATAATACGTGCTACTTTTTCAATTACTAAACGTGCTTGTTTAATACGAAATGTTCCTGAATTGCTAGGCCAGCCTAGCCAAGTAGCTTGTTGTGTTTCGAATTCTGCCGGCATATAATATCCGTCCTTTTTAGGTGTTGTAAGGCTGGTGCTTGTCTGTCTTATTTTTCTCGTTTTATTCGTTTTATTTTTATTCGTTTTATTCATTTTATATTATTGTGATAAAATAAATATATTATCTTGATAGCTGGTTTAGCGTCGCTGTCTTCTTTTAGTCTTTCTTGATTTTTTTGACTTTCTTGATTTTCTTGATTTTCTGGCTTTGCTTCTCCTTCTACCGCGAGCCACTGATTTTGCGGATGGTCCTAAAGCATATTTTTTAGCAGCAGCCTCTTGTTGTGATTGTGTTAATTTACCAAACTTTTTTTGAGCAGTCGTTTTTTGTGCGTATACATCTGTAGTAGTATCTGTTTCTGCCATTTTTTTCTTTAAATTTGGATTCTCATTTTCTTTGTCCATACCTTATTATATATTAATCAAATATTTAATTTAAAAATTGAATTAAAAATCACCTAAATATTATTATTTATAAAGAAAGAGAGAAGAACCCAAAAATGGTGAAAATCTGTCAAAAAAATTATCCTAAAGAAAACGAAGAATTGTATAAAGAACATTTTGATATGTTCAAGTTTCCACTACGCGATTTTCAAAAACACGCAATAGAAGCAATAGTAGAAGGACAAAGTGTTCTCATTTGTGCCGGCACAGGAAATGGTAAAACACTTCCCAGTGAATTCGCAATTAATTATTTTGTCGGACAGGGCAAAAAGGTGATATATACGAGTCCTATTAAAGCACTTTCTAATCAGAAATACTATGATTTTACGCAGAAATATCCGCATATTAAATTCGGGATTTTAACTGGCGATATCAAGGCGAACCCAGAGGCCGATGTTCTAATTATGACCGCAGAAATATTACAAAATACACTTTATTTGAACCAGAACAATAAAACAGAATCATCATCTATTGCATTCAATATGGATTTTGATAATGAATTGGCGTGCGTAATCCACGACGAAGTTCATAGTATTAATCAAGACGATAGAGGCAGTGTTTGGGAAAGCATATTCATGCTATTGCCGAACCACGTTCAGAATGTGATGCTTTCAGCGACTCTGGATACGCCGGAAAAATTCGCACAATGGACGGAGAATATGGGTAATCGTGGATTGTCTGACTCTGAAGTTAGAAAACAGGTTTATCTGACCATGACCCCTCAACGTATTGTGCCTCTTGTTCATTATAGTTTTATAACATGTAATCAAGGTGTATTCAAATCGATTGGAAAAGACGAGGCGTTAAAAAAGGAAATCAACGATTTAATAAATAAACCGCATGTTATTCAGACGTCCAATGGCGAATTCAATGAACCGCATTATCGCAAAATGAAAAAGATGCTGGATCTTTTTGAACAAAAACAGGTGCGCATTTCTCGACCACATGTATTGAACCAGGTATGCCGTTATATGGTCGATAATAATTTGTTGCCTTGTGCTTGTTTTATTTTGTCTAGAAAACAAATAGAAGTGGCAGCAAGAGAAATAACTATTCCTTTATTGGAAGACGATTCCAAAGTCGGATATATAGTTAAACGAGAATGCGAACAATTATTGCGAAGTAAATTGCCGAATTTTCAAGAATATATGGAATTGCCTGAATATGTTCAAATGGTAAGTCTATTAGAAAAAGGAATTGCGACACATCATTCAGGGACTATGCCAATATTAAAAGAAATCGTGGAATTGCTATTTGCTAAAGGTTATATCAAACTTCTCTTTTGTACAGAGACGTTTAGTTGCGGATTGAATATGCCAATTAAGACTGTGATATTCACCGATATTAATAAATTCGACGGCACCGACTTTCGTGTTTTATACGGATATGAATACGTTCAAGCAGCTGGAAGAGCGGGTAGACAAGGGTTGGATACTTTAGGAAGTGTCATTCATCTGAATAATTTATTCAAAAACACGGATTTAACCGATTATAAAAATATGATGAGAGGCACACCTCAGAAGTTGGTAAGTAAATTTAAAATTTCGTATAATTTGTTGTTGAATTTAATAGATTCTGGTGTTACGGATTTTCTAGAATTTTGTCAAAATTCGATGATTCAAGATGATATTGATGCGGAGTTGGGAGTAATGACACGAACCATTGATACGATGGAAAAGGAGGTAGAAGTAATTAAAAATAGTATGAGTCTACTGAAAACACCTCGTGATATACTTGAAAAATATGTAGATAATGAGAATAAACGCACAACATCGGTCAACAAACGACGAAAAGAAATAGATAAAGAAATATTAGAGGCGAAAGATGCTTATAAAACGATTGACGCGGATAAGATGACGTTTTTGAGATATATGGATAAATGTTCTGAATTGTCTAAAATACGAACCCGATATACAACTACGGATTTATATTTGAATGAAAATATCATGGTTATTTTGGATCTATTAGAGAAAGAAGGGTATGTTCAATATACGGATGATGCGTTTATAAATTCGGCAATTGTAGATGAGGAGATGAAGGAAGAACCTGTATCATCTCCGAAATATATATTGTCGCCGAAAGGACAAATCGCGACATGTTTGAGAGAATCGCATTGTCTTGTTTTCGCTGAATTATTGGCGAAAGCCGAATTCGATTTATTGACGGCAAAACAAATGATTAGTATTTTCAGTTGTTTTACAAATATATCTGTTCCAGATGAATTGAAAATATTTAATACTAACAATTGTTCTGATGTTGCGGTTAAACGTATTATTGAGGAGATTAAAAGTAAGTATGACCATTATCGCGATTTTGAAATTAAGAATTATGCGAATACGGGGGTTAATTATGAGATTCATTTTGATTTAATTCAATACGTGTTGTTGTGGTGTGACTGCGAGACGGCGCCGGAATGTAAGATGATTCTTCAACAAATGGAACTGGAGAAAAATATCTTTTTAGGGGAATTTGTAAAGGCGATTTTGAAGATTAATAACATTTCAAGTGAAATGGAAAAAATAGCCGAAAATAGTGGTAATATTGCGCTATTAAGTAAATTAAAAGAGATTCCTTTGCTTACGATGAAATTTGTAGCTACGAACCAGTCGTTGTATATTTAGAAATAGCAAATAGTAAATAGCAAATAGTAAATAAGAAAAATATATACAAATAATATATGAAACGCGTATTACAAACCCTACTTTTTCATTTAACAAGTATTATTGTTTTTGGAATACTTTATTTTTATTTATCTAGAGAACATTTCATATTAAATGATAATAAAGCTCCAGATTTTATGGATGTGGTTATGATGGCGGTTACTATTCAAGCAGGTGTGGGTGTGACTAACATGACCCCCATATCAAATTTAGCAAAATTAGCAGTAACTTTTCAACAATTAATATTAATATGCACTAACGTGTTTATGATTTATTTTATTTTGATAGTAAACAAAGAAAAATTTATTCTTTCCCGTTTTCTTAATGTGGTTAGAGGACTTGAATAAACGCAATGTGTGCTTGTTTATTCATCTTGTATTTGTAATCTTATTTTCTTTTTAAACTTTTCTTCATTATCGAACAAATACAATTTATATTTTCTGATAGCATAATTATCCAGGTTATCTCTCATAATTACTTTGGATGACAATTTTAGTTCAGGCAAATATACGATGAACTGAAATAATCCATCATTTCGAACAACCTTGTCAAACGCATAACCATCATATAATCGATCCATCAAGTCAGGCGGTGAGTTGAAACATAGATGAAGCAATGAACAATCATTTTGAACTTTACGTATAGAACGCATTGCGGTGTTAATATAGTCCAAATCCGCAATCCATTTGTCGTAAAAGTTGGACGCATTTACCGACAATTCAATTAGACCAGTGTTTTGTTGAAATTTAATAATATTCAACAAATCTACTAATCGTCTAATGGGTGATGTGATATGAATATAGGCATCCATATCAAGTAAATCATGCGATATAGATTGCCCAATAGTAAGTGAATTCGCATCAATATATTGACCTGCTGAACTATTCCATATCTTAATGAATTTACCAACATCTTCAGGTAGTTCTTCGGGCACAACAACTTCTCTTTTCATGATAGTAGAACGGAAAATGCCGTTGTTGTGCGATAAAAGTGTTTTTGCCGAATGATAATTCATAAAAATCATCAAATAACAGACCAGGTCATGACTATTACGGATATTATTAATATATTTGTATTTTCTGGATATTTTTGTAGTAATTTCTAAGAGCGTTTTATAATGGGTGTTTTTTAATAGGTCAGGCTCTTCGTAAATGTAGTTTTTAAATACGCGAATTTTACTATTCGAATATTTGATATCTATTACTTCTACTGGTTCAACCTGAATAGTTATGTCCATGACAAACGCAATTCGCGTATTCCCCGACATTAAACTACATAAACTATCTGATAAAATGGTCGGTAACATAGGTCGTTTTCTGTCTGGCAAATAAATAGTTGAGATACGACGAGAGAACGATTCCCATAAATTAAGAACGTCCATCCAAATAGTTACGTTTGAAATATAGATGCTCAGTAAATATTGGCCATTTTCTAAAAGTTTAATGCTGAATGCGTCGTCGAAATCTAAACTATTTATTGGGTCTATCGTAAATATATGCCAGGTTTTTGTGTCTGTTCTATCTTCAATATTGGAATATTGTTTGCTCATATTCTCAATAAATGTATCATGTGATGTAGATTTGACCGCATTATTTGTGTCCTTGTTGAACTTCTGGATAGACGCATTTAGACTTTTACAATATAATTGATATTCGTAGAAATTGTCTAGAATATCTACGGGTCCTATTAATTGGGATAATATTCCTATTGGATGTTTATCTATCCATTCAGAAAAGTTGATAGCAACATATAAATTGATGAAAACTTTTGAAAATCCTACATTTTTAATTTCATAAGGAACCAGAAATGTCGGTAAACGCATATCATCTGGAACACATTTATAAAGTAACTTTCCATTTTTATGACGTCCATATGTTTTACTATCTTTCAAGATGAGCACGCAAGGTATAGAAGTGGTTGATCGAACGGTGGAGTGAATAAGATGGACAACGTTTTCTTCGGGAATAGTAAAAATATCATTCGCAAATAATTTGTGTTCGGCAGGCAGTATAGGCAATTCTACTTCTTTAAAACCATTGGCATTATAAAAAGTCCAATCAGTATATTCTCTATTATTAATGTGAACTTTATATGTTTCGGCCATTGTTGTTATTATTGCTTTAACTTTATATATTTATTCTAATCAATTTTATTACAAATCAGATTTACACCGGTTATACACCTTTGAAGATTTAAGTTCGCACAAAAATACGAATTAAATATTTCAAAGTTTAGGTTTTTCATACCTTATGTATATTTTGTTTATAGGAACTCGGTAAAGCCCCTTGATTACTTTTGATTTCTCTACATAGATAACTTGGTCTTTCTAAGTTATGTATTGCTTGGTATGCTATCTTGTAGATGTTTGATGAACCATTGCGGTCTCTGTTCCACTCACCACAACCGCTCTTACAGCGTAGTAGCCCGTGAACCAACCGCGTTTCATCGTATTTTCGTTCTTTCTTTGAATTTTCTTTATTTTTCTTTGGTTTTGGTCTTGGATTTTTTCTTATCATAAACTTCTCACATACTCCTCCATTACAATTGGAACATTTACAAGATGTCCTAAACTCGTCTACCAAATACACATTATATTTGTTTTTGCGAAGCAAACTTCGCATTCCTATTCCTAATGTTGGTTCTTTGTATTTCATTTGTTGGCGTTGTTCCCAATCACCTATACACACAACAACTTCATCTGGATTTCCATACATTTTCCTAAAATTGCTTATCATTTGTTGTTCGTTGCGTTTGATGTTGATATGCTTACCAAACTTTAATTTACGAAATAAATGCTTCGCATAAAACCCAAATAATATATTATTTATTCGGTTCTTCTCATTTATGTATGTCTTGAATTTGTCTATTTGAAGTGTCTTGCGGTTGTAATTGGATAACTCTGTTTCATATTCAATCACACTTTTTCCTTGTATTTTATTTGTTTTCATTCCTAAAATGATATTATTGTATTTTTTCATTTTGGTTTCCTTTCTTCGTTGATTTTGTGAATAACGAAATATATTCGCATCTTTGGAAGCATCATCCACACAATAAATCAAATCTTCTTTTCCCGGATCGACTCCAACAATCTTCTTGTCTTGTAAACCAGAATAATCATTCAGTTCATCGATATACAATTCACGAGATACACATCGTTTAGCGCTTGGTAATCTTTTACCTACTAAATCTTCACGCAAAAATAATACGGAAACACCAACACCATCAGTAGAAATCATATGATGGAATGAAAAATCAGTCTTACGAAACACCTTCTTTTCCGTGCGAAAAAAGAATTTCCATATTTTATCTTCGTGCTTCTTGGTATTTCCTTTATTATTAAAATCAGTCTTCTTTCCTTGTTCTTTTCGTAAGAGCAAATAGACTAATGTAATCGTATCTAACCGAATATAACCAGGTGCAATACTGCTTCGCAAAGGAAAAACATTACTGATAGTTTCCAACTCATTTTCAACGTGTTTCATCATCGCAATCATACAAGGAAAATAATCCATTGGTTTACATTTCAAATCATAATAGATACTTTGTTTTTGGAACTTATCTTTATTGGGAAGTATATGCTTCTTTTGTTGGGTAATCCAACTATGATAATATGATTTAGATGTATAGGCAACAGCATTATCCACATTCAATAAATCATTCTTTATTTGCCTTAGTTCCTTTTCCAAATATCTAATTCGTACTTCCTTTTCCTTTTTAGTAGGAAAAAATTTTCGTATCTTATCAACAAGCATCTTCTTTTTCCAAACAACGTTTACAAAGCGTTCTACATAATCCACATAATGTAATTGGATGTTATTTTCATACATAGTCATAATATCTTCACTTAGATAGGTAAGAATACTATTCATATATTCATAATCTAATTGTTCTAGTTGCGTATATGGTTTGTAATGCTGATTATAGAATAAAATTAGTTTTTCGTGTAGTTCAATTGTTTCTTTATTAGGTGGTCTTCCCGTATTAGTATGCTTTTCACCACAAACAATTTTCATTACATTCAAAATGTATACCTTATCAATCTCAGGTAATATATGATTATTTGTTTCGTAATGATGAAGCAAATACAATTTTAGAAATTGTAAAGTGTGAATAACGATTTTATGTGCCTTGATAACAACATCATTAATTTTGGTTGCGTTGATTTCATAGTGTTTCAGTATGCTTTTCAGCGAGGTCTTGGTGGATTTGTAAAACTCAGGCGGTTTTTCTTTTGGAGTTTCCATCCTATACATTAGATAAAGAAAATAATTTTAAGTAGATTTCAAAAATATATACTTATTCCTAAATGTTTTCATTATTAGATTTTTCTTCCATTTCCTTTTTGAGTTTTTCTTTTCTGTTCAAATATGATTGTTTATTATATTCCTTTTTTTGTTCTGGTGTAGGTTTGTAGTTCGTATTTTCCTTATATTTTCTATTCCGTTCGTTTATAACCTCTTTATTATTTATATAATATTCTTTTCTACTCACCGGTGCTGTGTATTTTTTGAGATGTTCTTTGGTTGCTTGTAATTCCTCTTCTAATTTAGCATTCTTTTCTGCTAATTCCTTTATTATTTCATCTTTATCCATTACGATACTATATATAATAAAAAATATTTATATAATTTTCATTATATTTGTTGTAACATTTTTGTGCGAACTTAAATCTTCAAAGGTGTAAATCAGAATTATTTATCGATGTATTAGCCTCGATAGCACTAATTTCAGTAGTGCCATTTTCTGCGGTTGTCGCAGTGTCTTTTTTTAAGTTCCTGCTATCTTGATCATGATGTTCTTGGTTTATGGTTAGGGTTAGGTCTTGTTCTTGTTCCAATACAGGTTCTTGGTTCAAAGCACGAATATCATGTTTTTTTGCCACATTTCTTTTAATATTTTGTATTTGAAGCGCATACATGGCAATATGCGGCGTGATTGCGACATTATTCATATAAGTTCTATAACGGAAACAAGAAACACTCGTATCTTTGCCGAATTTAATACTATACCACCAATAAGCAGGAATTTGGATCGTTTTACCTGGCGTTAGCGTGATGTCCAAGCATTTCATCTTATCAAAATCGGCGGAATATTGGGGTTGAACTGACCATGGATTAACAGGTGATCTGAATTCGAAGTTTTCATAATCATATGCCGTATATAAATATTTTGAACTATGTGGCGGCGACAATTTTATTTGGATAGAACCTTGGGTCACAATAAAATAATTGCGATAATTCAATTCATACCTGAATGGCGTTGTTGTATTATGCGACCCCATCATGATATCATAATTGCTATTTGAAAGCATATAGGGTCTGATAAATTCGTCGTTATATTGTAAATTTTTAATGACGCCTGTTTCTTGAAGAAAATCGCTGTTATTTTCACTATAAAAAGTGGAGTTTTTATCTTCTTCGAACAATTTGACAGCAGCATGTAATGGTAATGGCATGAATATTTCGCTTTCATAATTGGTATCATTTGAATTTCTAACTTTGACTTCGAAAGCATGGTAGTTTTCTAAAATGTATTTTTTGTTGGATGTTTGGACAATGCGTTCATTTTCAAAGTCAAATATAACAGGTTGTCTTAAATCACAAATTTCTTCCAATTTATCTTTAGATGCTTGTTCTATTTCGAATACTTCCAAATCATTACTTGTTTTTAAATGGAATTGAATATGTAGATAAGTGAATAATACTAAACAAAATATAAAAAAGGCGACAACTATTTTCATAATCTCACAAGTCTTAACTAATAAAAAAATATAATAAATTTTTATTATTTATACACACTTACTAATTTGCTTATAATATCCTACTATTCCTAAATGTTCTAAATTTTTGGCGCAATGTAAAAAGTAACATAACTATTGTCATCCAACTTATATTTAATTCGCATAGGAATATTTCCACTAATTGAGAATTCGATTTCATTGGCTAATTTGTTCGTAATACACATTTTTTGAATATAATTTAAACTATATGAGATGTCAATAATTTCACCTTCTGAAATAGAGTATTCCAACAAATCGTCGATTGGAATTTTTACTAACATTTCGCCATTTACGCCACTTGAAATAAGGTCAATCTTTTCTTCAGAACAAATGATCTGCATAATATCGCCGAAAATAAGCAATTGAGAACATATTTCTTGAATTTTCCTGGAATTAATTGAAAACTCCGCATCATATTCCGCGTTACTAGGAATAGTAAGTGTATCTGTATCTAGATCTACTAATGGAATTTTAAAATATTTATTGAAATCGCCTTTCTTACTAATCAAATCAATACAAATAGATTCTGGCTCGGGTTCATCATCATAATGAATAGTTATAGAGTGTTGTTCTTGATTCATAGAGAGAACATTATGAAAAGTATTAGTATCTATACAAATATTGCTATTAGAAGAAATGCTCTCATATGTTTCGAACCAATCAGAAAAAATCTTAATATCGAACAAACATATATGCGCTTTATCCATACCTTGGACATACATGTATGAATCGTAGAATATGATTTTAACTATACTTGAGCTGTTCTTCAACAATTGAAAAAGAGAAATAAAAATATCTTTTTTTGATTTTTCGGAAATAGATAATTTCATTATATAGCATAATAGGATGGATTTAATATGTTTATAGAGTTGAATATATTATCAAAATGCTAAAATAAAATGAGGTTTACATGATTATTGATTTTTATAGTATCAGTATAATTAGACATGTTCTGATTTGGTGATTGCGATTGCGATTGTGATTGTGGTAGCATCAGCGATTGATTGATTTCTGTATGAATTTTTCCTACTATCAAAACCATATCATAAATAAAATACAAAATAAATATAAATTTTATAAATTGGCGTAAGAATTGGGTCATTGTTTGTATGTCTCATTTTTCTATCAAGTAGATGTAATTTATTTCAATTTTTTCTAAATAGCACATGTGATGCCATCAAAAAAATTGAAATGATTTTATAAGTATTTGGATAAGTAAACCAGAATTTGAAAATGAGTTTAATATTCAATAAAATTAGCGATTATGTTTATCCTATCCGAGTTGGTGATAAGTATTGGAGTATAGAAGGTAATGTTTTTGAAGAAGGAGATATAGTGTCAGCAGTATCCCCATCATCTCTTTGGGCTTATGGTTGGACGAATGATAAAATGTATGGAAAATTTACGATTGGTCAAAGTGACAATCGTGTGTATGTAAAAGATTTGTATACAGGAGTTCAATATATATTGCGTGATAAAAATATTAAGATTATGTATAAAAAAGACGAATGGCGTAGCTTTTTGGTAAAAAAAGGAATAATCAAAGGCGGCGCAACATTTGAATATGGAGGTTCTGTTGGGACGATTGAATCTCGTTGTCCATATACAGGGCGAGCCGAGAGAGCTGGTATGGGTGAGTTAAGTATAGAAGATGTTAGAAGAGAGATTGGCAAATAAATTTTGGAAAATACACAAAAATACTACACAAAAAAATAAAAATAAAATACATATTTTTTTACATTGCCGACGCAATAGTTTCACTATTAAATTCATGCGGTTCTTCTTGAGAAGAAGTCAATTCTTGACTAATTAGTTCTTTCAAATTAACAACATTTAACAATTGATTTTCACTTAAATCTGTGGATGTCATTCCATCAATCTGGATAAATTCACTGATTACTGGCTCATTAAATTGTTCCTGTTCATCGAACTCTTGATTATCACTAAAAACAATATTTGCGAGTTTTTGATTAGTCTCCATTGTAAAAGATTGTAATGATAATAATAAATCCTTTACTTGCTTTAATTCATCTTGTAATCCTTCTACCTTACTTGTTATTTCTGTCATTTCTGTGAAATCTTGTTGTACTACAGGTTGTTGAACTATTGTGGGCTTTTGGGATTCTAATTTTTCTAGTCTAGAAACAATACTTTTGAATACAGAATCATCAATAATACGTGCGTTTGGATTAGGGGTATTAGCTACTACATTTTCAACATCACTCTCATTATCCTCAGGTAAAGAATTTTGTAATTCAAAAACATCTTGTTCAACCTTGCCTAATCTTAGAGTAATTAGACCTATTGCGTCACCTATACTCATTTTTGATGGCAATTGTGCCCCAGGCGGTGGTTTTTGTCCTTGTCCTTGTCTCATTTGTTGTTGTTGTTGTTGTTGTTGTGGTTGCGTCGGACCTTGACCAGGTCCGGGTCTCATTTGCTGAGTTGGACCTTGTCCAGGCCCAGGCCTCATTTGCTGAGTTGGACCTTGTCCTTGTCCAGGTCTCATTTGCTGAGTTGGAACTTGTCCTTGTCCAGGCCTCATTTGTTGTTGTAGTTGTTGAGGTTGTTGTTGAACTGTTTCCGACCCACCAGCTCGTCTATTTTTTGCGGATGCGTTTGATCTTGCGCTCATTAAAAGTATAATATAAGTTGTTTTTAATTTATTTACGCACTAATAGTTATTATTTATTCGTGCATGGCCATAATTATAGATTTATGACTTTGATAATTTTCAATAATAATATTGTCCATTGAATAATCATTAATATTTTCAAATTGTCTATTTATTTGAATAGTTGGAAATTCAAATGGTTCGTTTTTCATTTGTTCTCTCAATGCTTCTACATGATCTTCATAAATATGAGCATTTCCTAAAGTATGAATAAATTCATAAGCTTCTAAACCACAATGTTTTGCGAGTAAATGTGTTAGAAAACTATATGACGCAATATTGAATGGAACACCTAAACCAATATCTCCACTCCGCTGATAAAGAATACAAGATAATTTATTGTTTCGACTACAATTAAATTGGACTAATACGTGGCATGGCGGCAGTGCCATTTCATTAATCTGGCACGGATTCCACGCACTCATAACTAGTCGTCTAGAATATCTATTGACCGGGTCTTTAAGACTATCAATAATATATTGAAGTTGGTCTACACCTTGTCCGGTATAATCTGTAGAACATCCTGTATATGCTGCGTTAAAATGACGCCATTGATGCCCATAAATAGGACCTAAGTCATTCACCTCATTATGTATCAACCCTCTATCATCTAAGAAATTTCTAGAAGCATTCGCATCCCATATATGGACCCCTTGTTGATTTAATTTAGTATTATCTGTATCTCCTTTTATAAACCAAAACAATTCTTTCAAACAAGTTTTCCAAGCCATCTTTTTTGTAGTTAAAATGGGAATTTTATTATTTTCTAATGAGAAATGCATTGATGCGCCGAAAATACTATATGTATTTCCATTGCGACCTGCTTCAAGTGTGCCCTTTTGAATAACATCGTTAATAAGTTGTATATATTGGAGTTCCTCATTATTTTTACCAGAGATATTTCCTACCTGATTTTTTATCATTTATTTATGTAATCTTTATAAGAATGTCTTTATAATATTTAGCATGTAAATTGTTTTTGTTTGTATTTTGTATTTTGTATTTTGTATTTTGTAATATATTATTTTGTAATATATTATTTTAATTTCTATTTATAAATCATATGGAAAGTTTGGATGAAACAGCAAAAAATATATCATCAAATATGGGATTTTTTAAGCATGTTTTCAATTTCGACGATGATTCGAAATCGGATATGTTAAATATTATACAATACGCAATCCTCGCTTTAGTCCCTATAGTTGTATTAAATAAACTTATGCAAAAATATGTTCCAGAAGCGGAAGAAGAAAAGGGAAGTGTCGAGCTTTTAGCAGAAGTTATTATTCAGTTGGTTATTATGTTTATAGGAATACTCATTACTCATCGTATTATAACGTATGTGCCAACATATAGCGGAGCCAAATATCCTGATTTTAGCGTCATTTATATTATTTTAGCTGTTATGATGATTACTTTGAGTCTTCAAACCAAATTGGGAGAGAAAGTAAGTATTTTATATGATCGTGTTGTTGAACTATGGGAGGGCAAACCTGAAAAGAATGATAAAAAGAAAAAGAAGGGGTCATCGGGTTCGGGCTATGTAAAAGTTTCTCAACCGATATCTCAAGGACAGAATCAAGGACAAGACGCGCAAATGGCATCCCTTTATAGTGCTGGAACGACATCAATAAATTCATTGCCTATGGACTCATCATCTTCTTCTGGTCAGCAACAATCGCCGGATTATAACGCCATGTATCAAAATACGCCAACCCCAATGCCTGGTGCTGCGACACCTGGGTTGGATGGAATGATCATGGCGGCAAATGAGGTTTTAGGTGGTGGATTTGGTTCTTCGTGGTAAGTAGGTAAGCAGGTAGGTAAGCAGGTAGGTAATTAAATAGATAAAATATATATATTTAAAATTATATTAAATATATAAACATGGATATCGAAAAATTATTAAAAGCATTAGACAATGAAAACAATTCGAAAATATTTAATATGAACACCTCGCAATTAGCAGATATTAAATTAGAAATATTACAAGAATTGGAATTGTCTCGTGAAGAAATTAGAGATTATATGAAAAAACTACAATTATATAAATATGTGGATGAAGTGGATGAAATAAAACAAGGAAGATTTATCAGGTGGATTTCTTTAACAGACCCCGAAAATATATATTTGACCGCGGGCGGAATAGTGTGTGATATTACCATAACAGATACGGGTATTTCTATTATTTGTAAAAATTTTGCTCATAAGCACTATCAAATTAAATTGGATGAATGCCAAATATTTCAAAAATTGACGGGTGAAGAACAGGTATTATTGAGCGCACTGGATCATTTGACTAGCAAGTAAAATTATCCTTTGAATAGCCGATTATAGCACACGCAATTCTTTTACCTGCGTTTCCATTCAAAAGACTCGCGTCATTATTTCCCAAGCCACAATCATCAGTATCTGCGTGAATAATTAATCCTCGTCCAATTATATTACATTTTCCTTTCAATTTGATAACATCATCATACATGGTGTAATTTGCTATACCATTTGAATCGGTTTTTAGATTACCTAAATCACCCACGTGTCTATTTTTTGAACCAGGACATCCATGTTGTTTTTTGTAAGGATTACACCTTTTCTCATTTCAAACCGCCCATTTTACAGGGCAAAAAAATAAGAAAAAATGTAAAATCAATAGTAGGAATTTCACCTACGATGGTCTTACTTTTTCCTGTTCTTCTTTGATTGTGGAACAGGTGAAAGACGAAATATGAGAATGAAATGCCGTTGGACGAGTTTGGTTATTTATCCAACAAGTAGTCAAATTCATTA